GAAGTTGGTGATTGGAGTGATCAAGAAAAACAAGACTATTTATATTTAAGAAGTAGCTTTAACAATGCTCACCTCGAAGGTTTTAAAGAAAGATTTAATTTAGTTAAAGATGTTGGAGGAGATATTCTTGGAGACCCTTTTAACTACCTAGCTGCTTTGTTTGCTATTCCAACATTAGGTGGTAGTCTTGCAGGTAGAGCTGCATTAGGCAAAGCTGCTGAAGTAGGTGTAAAAAAATATACAACTTCTCAACTAGCAAAACGTGGAGCACTTCTAGGTGCTGCCGAAGGAGCTGCTTTTGCTGGACCACATGAATATTATTTACAAGATATAGATGTAAACTTAGGAGCACGAGACAGTATTGATTTATCTTTAGTAGGTAAAGTAGGTCTTATGGGTGCTGGTTTTGGTGGTCTCATTGGTGGTGGTATTGGTGGTATTACTGGTCTTTATGGTAAACGTTTTGATAAAAAAGAGTTTAAAAGTTCTAATGAAGAACTTATAGATAAACAAGGTACAGGTAAAACTGTTAGAGACGAAGTTGTAGAACGATCAGAAACAGAAAGAAGTTTAGCAAATAGCTCTCAAGATATGCTTTATAAAATTTTTGCTAATACTACAGGTAAACCTACAACATGGTTTTTAGGATATGTAAATAAATCACCAACACTTAAAAAGTTTTTAGAAAATTTAAGATATGATTACGATACAACTTTAACAAGCACTGGAAGAAAAGGAGCTAAAGGAGAAACTTACGGAGAGTTTGAAGGTAATTTAAATTCTAAACTTCAATATGGATTACAAAAAAGTTTAAATCTTTTATACGGTGCTGAGAATGGACTGAATAGATTAGGACCTAAAGCCAACGCAGATTTATTAAAGTTGTTACAAGACCCGACTATTACCCCATCCAATGTAGTTTCAAAAGGTGCTCAGTATTCTGAAGAAACTATTAGAGCATACATTGGAGTTCGTCAAACTTTAGATACAGCTTTTAAACAAGCTGCTGAAGCTGGTTTGTTTGGAGCAGGTGTAGCTCTAAAACCCGGATATTTCCCTAGACATTTTTTATATGATCAAGTTCAAAAGAAAAGAGGAAAACTAGAAAAACTTATTATTGATGCAGGTCATGCTGATCCTTTAAATGATCCTGACGTTTTTAAATTTGTAGATCAAGAAACTGATTTAGTTCGTAGAGGTATTTTAGAAGATGCAAAAGGAACTGATCAAAAAATTTATGATAGAGATTTTTTACAAGAAGCTGGTGGTAATTTAGAAGAAGCTAAAAAATTAAAAGCTAAACAAGTTGTAGATGATATGTTAGAATATCGTTGGCTTCCTTTTGAATTAAGATCAGCTAGAAAAAATAGTAGTAGTGGTTTTTTACAAGAAAGACGTTTTAGAAATATTTCTGACGTAGACTTAAGTGAATTTTTAGAAGGTGATGTTCAAAATACTTTAGAAGATTACTTTACTAATGTTAGTCGATCTATTGCTAGAGCAAAGTTTTTTGGGAGAAACTCTGAAGAGTTTTTTAAAAACTTTCAAGACCCTATACGTAAAGAACTACAAGCTGCTGGTTTAACAGATGAAGTTTTACTTTCTAAAATTGATAAACAAATTAAAAAAACTCATGACATTGTAACTGGTAGAGAAACATATACTAAAAGTTCTTTAAGAACAAATCCAATTTTACGTAACAGTGCTGATTGGGGTAAAGTTATACAGCAAATGGCTCATTTACCCGTAGCTACGTTATCTAGTGTAACTGAACCACTATTACTTTTACAACGAGCAGGTTTAGATGATGCTCCAAAAGTTTTAAAAGATATTGCAAAAGGTATTATTGAAGAAACTAACAATACAGTTAATAGATCAGGTAGAGGTATTACAGTTGCAGCAGGTCAGAAACCTTCTTTAATAAAAAGTTTAGGAGAAACTCCAAGTATAAAAGACTTTCAAAGTGGAGCAAGTATTTTTGATACAGTAGACGATGATGTGTGGGGAGAGATGTATCAAGCTGGTTTAGCATTAGAACAATCTGTATTAGATAGAATAGAAGGATTAGCTGGAGAAGGTGTAGAAAATACGTGGGCTAAACGAACTCAAAATATTTTCTTTAAAGCTAATTTATTAACACAGTGGACAAGAGCTGTTCAGTTAGCTTCGTTTACAACAGGTAAAAGATTAATTGTTAAGAATGCAAGACAGTTAGCTACAGGTAAAACAGACTTAGGTCGTAAGTTGACTAAAGGAAATAAAGAATATTTAACTCAACAATTAAATGATTTAAACATAGAAGCTGATGAAGCTATTTCTTTTTATAATAGTTCTTTAAAAGACGGGCAATATAACTTAAGCGTAGCAAGAAAGAATGATTTTTACAATGACAAGTTAGTTAAAGGGGCTGCAAGATTTACTAGAGAAATTATTTTAAATCCAAGTTCAGCACAGGCTAATAGACCTTTATGGTTTTCTCATCCTGCTGCTCAAATTTTAATTCAGTTTGCTGGGTATCCTACAGTGTTTAACAATACTATTCTTAAAAAATTCTTTAATGAATCAGTTAATAGTCCACTACAGGTTATGCCAAAAGTACTACCAACTGTTTTGTTAATGACATCCGTAGCTCACTTAGGTAATACAATTAGAAGTAATGGTGCTAATTTAAGAGACTATGAAACCGGTGGTTATAAAAGTGAGGGTGAGTTGTTAGCTGAAGGTATTAGAAGATGGGGTGGGTTTGGTCCGTTTGATTATGCATCAAGATGGAACAATGAATACGATAGAAACGTTGGAGGTTTTACAGCTACAGCTAAAGCTTTTGCTGGTCCTTTACCTCAAGATGCTATTGATGCAATTCTTTATAGGAAAGGATTAGCTGAAGTAGGAGCAACTAACTTACCCGGCTATGGAGCTTATGATATTTTATTTGGTGAAGGGACTAAAAAAGAAATTAGAAGAATTGCTAGGGGTAGTGATCCTGAAACATTAACAAGTGCCCAAGCTAAAAAAGTAGGTAGTTATGCAAAAGGTGGTATAGTCACGAACGTACCTAATGTTATTGACGAACCTGATGAAAGAAAAGATAGAATGACTGGTGTTCCATACGATGAACAAGCAGGTGTTATACTAGAAGATGAGGAAGAACGATGAACATTGAACAATGCAAAGCAGAAATCAAACGACACGAAGGCGAAGTCTTAGAAATTTATATGGATAGTTTAGGCTATAAAACTCTAGGAGTTGGTCACCTATGTCAACCAAATGACCCTGAATATGATTGGGAAGTTGGTACACCTATATCACAATCAGTTGTAGATAGATACTACACAATAGATTTTGATAAGCATTATGCAGAAGCTATACATGTGTTTGGAGATAAGGATGAGTTTAATAACTTACCTGAACCTATACAACGTGTATTAGTCAACATGTGTTTTAACCTAGGTGGTACAAGACTTTCAAAGTTTCGTAACATGTTAAAAGCTTGTAGAGAACATAACTGGTTTGAAATGGCTAGACAAATGCAAGACAGTAAGTGGTACGGACAAGTAGGTAGACGTAGCTGGGAGTTACAGCAGGTTGTAATGGGGCAAGTCTAATGCTCCTATACACAGAAAAACAATTAGATAAAGCTTACAGGATAGATTGTAAAGCTCGTACTAAATGTAACGAAGCTTGGGTTAAACGTGAAGACTTTAGACCATTATACGAAGACCTGTTAGAATCTTATATGATTGCTTACAGTGAAGATGATATCTTAGGTACAGATATACCTGAGTATTTAATAGACTCTGTAAACGAATTACTTGAATCAACTTTAACACTAGATTAATATGTTTCCATTTGAAATTATAACAATGCTTGGTTCTACTTTAATTAGTAGTTTGTTAAGTCTTTGGTCTCAACGTATCAAAGCTAAACAAGATGAACAAAAGATGTTACTACAAAGAGCTGACTTTCAACTTAAAGCAGTAGATGCTGCAAGAAACGTAGAAAATGTAGGATTTCAATGGACAAGACGTATCATTGCACTATCATCTATATTTGCTATAATTATATTTCCAAAATTAGTAGCAGTATATTATCCAGATGTAGATGTAACAGTAGGATATACTGTATTTAATCCGGGGTTTTTGTTTTTAACAGAAGGTAGAGAAGTCTTTGAGTGGATAACTTTTCAAGGCTTGGTAATAACACAGTTAGATACAAACCTTGTATCAGCAATTATAGGCATGTACTTCGGTGGCAGCCTAGTTAAAAAGTAATAGAGGGTATTATGCAAAACAACAATATGATGGGTGGCTTTAGTGGAGACATGGATAGGAATGAGGTAGAGATTGACCTTAATAAATTTATGGCTTTGTTACAAGAAAAGTCAGAATTAAAAGATAGGATAAGGGAGTTAGAAGATACTAAAAATGATAACCCTTATCAAAAATTAATATTTGTAGCACAAGCTGTAGATAGCTGGAGAATTATACCTCGAGCTTTTTTAAGTGTCTACATGTATTTATTATATTATACCACATTTTGGTTTATGGGACTAGACAACCCTACAATGGAACAGTCAGGTTTAATATCTGTTGTTGTAGGTGCAGGAGCTGCATGGTTTGGTCTATACACTAGCACATCTAAAAAACCAG